ATTGATCCCGTTGCCTTTTAAAAGAAGGTATCGATAATCACTTACACCAGTTAGCAGGTGCCACGACAGGGCCGCTAACAAACAGGACTTGGTGCCTCCATTGCTACTATGATAAATATGACGTCCAAAAACTTACGACGCATCACACTTACAATGTTTATCCTATTTACCGCCAGCCAGGTTTACAAAACCGAGCTGAGCGAGACACTTGAATGGTTGACAACGCCCATTAAATTCGAATACGTAGATGAAGAAGTTACAGTTAAAGAAGTTTTCGAAAGTGCCCGCAGTTACTTTATAACAACTGCCAAGCATTACGAGAACCGGTTCAGAGACGCCGAGTATGAGGTATGGAAATCTGATCTCAAGCCAGTGGCTTGGATGCTCTATGATGACCTCCTCCCAATCCGCGAATACTTTGAACATGTCCCGTGCATGCGACAGGTTGAACTATTCGAGTTCAACCGGTGGTATTGCCCGGCTCCCTACATATACGAACAGTACAGTTTTGTCAACTATGTTCACTCACTTCTCGTTGCAGACGAGAAGTTAACTAGCCCCCCCCCCCAGCTCTCATTGGCCTGGTGGAGATTGCCGTATTCCTCCTGATCTTAGAGGCCTGCGTTTCTTGTCCGACTCCTATGTTCTTTTACCGCCAGATCAACAATCTGGTGCTGAACTGTTCTTGGTTTCCCATTAACGACGTGCTTCACACGCACACCCAAGTAAAGAGTTACACCCAGTCCTTCAAGTCTTTGCGTATAAAATTTTATACGTCAAAGGCCGAGGACAGGAATGGACAGGAAAATACTCATCATGATGCAGCGCGACGAAGAACCGTCGCCGATAACTTCATCAATGCGTTCTGTAGTATCATACACAGACCGCAATACTCGTGTTCCATGTCGCTGAAAGACATGCACTTAAATATCGAAGGCTCTAGGGACATCTTTGACATCAAAGATGTGAGCAAGTTCGACGTTACCAGAAACGACACCCTAACTAAGGAACACTGCATTAAATTGCTCGACGTACATGACCACATGTCTCCAAAACAATGGAATAACATGTTGTGCTCGGGCAATCCGATCGTTACTTACGGTTGGAACATCGAAGCACCAGTCTTCGAACAAGATGAGTTTCATGTGAAATACAATGGACAGAATTGGGATTTTATTACCGAATCTGGACTGTATAAGCATGACGTATGGAAAACACCCAACGATTTATTGTTGGGCAAACGGTACATCCTACCCTCTCTCTCGTACATGGCAAGCGTAGTCACGGTAACACTTCTGTTCTCGTGGCTGTTCACCCATGGTTGGATCATCCTTGCGCCCTTGGCATTCCTCACATTTCTGAGGTCGTTCGAGGCGGTCATACATACTGTGACCACCCGCAAGGTAGGTGAAGGCGACTCCGCTAGAGTCGTCACTCTCTACATTCCGACCAAGCGAATTGGCCTATACCATTATTGGC